AAAGCCGCTTCATGACTGCTACTTGACGGTTATTTCACTTACGAATTGGCCTACGGCTGAAGTATTTGCGCCTCCAGCGGTTATTGTCATAATTCCAGAGCTCAAAATTGTACCTGCGAGTGAACCTTTTACACCACCAGCTTGCGTAGTGGTATTACCAAAGGCTGGCATGTCTACAACTAGGCCGTCCGCACTCACATCTACTCCTGCACCTATTGTATTTACAGCGTCCCCTTGGGTCCATGATTCTGAAAAACTGAATGCCGATCCTGCAGTATTTACGTCATAGGTACCAAGATCTTGAGCAGCTGCGGCTGTAGCTGTGGCAGCAGTCATAGTACCAAAGTGACCACTATTAGAGGTATCAACTTTGATATTAGATCCAGAAACTGCGTATGTACTTCCAATCCGTTCAGAACTTGTGCTTGCGCCGCCCACAGTCAAAGAAGTACTGGTAGCCAATCTGTGAATCAGGTCTGCACGTACTGAAAGCGGACTAAACAGTAATATTAAAAATGATAAGAATTTCCACATTTGAAATTATTTACATTGTTTAATATAAGTCTATCATTTAAAAATAATCCACTTTGTCAAGACTGTAACAACTAGATTCTTCTAACTTTTTTAAATACTGTTTTTGCTTTATGCAATGCTCTACGAAGCATATTTTCTTCTCGAACAAAATCTAGTTTAATATTTTTTCTAGAATGATATTGCCAATTAGGAATATAAAGTGGGCTGTTCATAAAATGACCTCCTTAATTATCTTCCTCTTTAATAATAAGATCTAAATTCTTTTACTCTAATGGTGGATTATACTCATAAGCTCTTTTTAATGTATCTGGGTTTAAATCATAATTTATAGTTAATTCATTTTTAGGATTTATTCTTTTATGAGCACGTAAAAAATAACCGTTTTCAGATTGAATATAATGTAAATGACAATTTGGTTTATATGAATGATTTACAAAACCCATTGGCCCTACTGATCTACCTGTTTTATCAAATTTAAATTTATTATTTTTATCGTATAAATTAGCAATAGGTAAAACATCTAATGGATTAATTAATTTTTTATTAAATAAACCTTTACCTTGAATTTTTGAATTTCCTATATAAAAATCCATAGTTTTTTAATTTACTTTACTTAATCTAATCTTTTTTTTCTGTAATTATTTTAAGAGGAGCATGTTCAATTCGCACGATTTGAGAACTACCTAATATCTCTTTCATTTGTGCAGCTGTAATACCTTGATTAGGTGCAGCTTTAGCTCCATTTTCTTTTCCTTTTTGTGTGATAGAAGCTCCAAAAGAACTAGCCAATCCAACAAAAACACTAGCTATAAAAGTTGGATCTATTTTTTGTTGTGGTATACCAAGCTTACTTAAATCTAAGTATGATAATGACAACATCAAAGTCGCCCAAGTCAACAAAAATAATCTGACTCCTAAACCGACAAGTTCAAATTGTTCTTCTCTATCTGGAACAGCATCAGTAATTTTTTGTAAAAGATTTGGCTTTACATTCTTAACAGAATTATTAGAAGTCTTTTCTTCCATTGTTAGACTATAAGGATATTTATTTTAGTCTATAAGTATGACATTTAAGAATCGATTACAGATACAAGTAAATGTTTGCTATGAAATGAAGGGCAAAAGAAATTGCCTTACTTTAGAAAAAAATAAGGCAATTAAATTAAAGGATCATATCGAAAATAATTCTGGAGTTGTCTGGTGGTTTACTGCTGTTTAATAATTATTTTTTACTAGGAGAAGCTAAACCTTTTTTAATAAACTCAACAGCTTTATCATCAATAGTATTATCTGTAGAATCAGCTAACTTTGTTAGTAAATCTATGATTAATTGTTTGACTTGAGGTGTGTTTAAAAACCTGAACAAAACTGGACGAATAAGAGCAATCATTTTAAATAAAGAATTAATATCTATATTCTATGTTGTTTTTTTATAAAAGAAAAAAGATTTATGCTCATCTGAGATTTTCCAGTCAGGATCTTCATTTTTCTTAAACCATTTTTTCCAAACACGAAACTGTTTATCAGAACTAACTGCTTCACAACGTATAGCCATGCCATCCCCTTCAGGTAATTCTTCTAGCCATTTACGCATAATATTGATACATATCCAATGAGCATGTTGGTTTCTTTTTTTGGGTTTGTTAGTACTTAATTTATAAACTCTTAATCGTTTTGATCTTCTACACATCCAATCATTTATTTGACGATTACTTTTACCTATTGCCCAACCCACTAACCAAACTTTTCCTGTAGATATTTTCATATATGGATGGATATTCATTTTAAAAATGTACCCATCATCTAAAACTAATTTAATTGTTTTAGATTTTCTTTTTATCCTATACGTCATACATGCGACATTGCTGCTCATATGGTACTTCTTTACAGCGTTCTTTAAACTTTTCAGTCCAAGTTTTTTCTTTTACAGGATTCTTTATAAGAATGTCATCATAAACAGTGTCATCGAATCCAAGATAAGGATAATTAGGAACACGTTTTATAGTCATTGTTTTTAAGGTTTAGTAGTTAAAGGAACAAGAATATCTGGGAATTTTTCGTAATCCTGACGTTCTCTGCTCCATGCTGTTTGCCATTCTTTTAGAGAATGTTCATGATCTTCAGCACCTGTGTAATTAGCTGTTGTGTCACAAATAAAGTCATCTTCTGTAGTTACATTTTCAAATAGTAGACGATCATAATCTTCGGTTAGTAGTACAGGAAATGGATCTGCCATTTCTATTACTACACCTACAGCATAATCAAAAGGTGTATTAAGAGTACTAGAAACACAAATTAAATATTCACCAATAGCTAAAGGATAATATCTAGGATCACCTTTGTCTAATCTCCTGGAATCATATTGAAACTGGTTATACAAATGAGAACCAGCTGCCATAACAGTTCCAACATAAGGATTTAATACCTTACCATCTCTTGTAACAGATATACTGTCATCTTGAAATATGCCTCTACCTACAATAGGGTTTTTATTTATATCGTAAGCAGATACATTAAAGTACTTTTCATAACCTCCTCCTTTTGCAATAATTATCCATGCAGTTGTTTCAATTTTAAATTTAAACCAATGATTAATTGCGCCTCCACCATATCCTCCACTTATTGGTTGATTTGTTCCTCCTAAAGTTCCTGTTAAATAACGAATAGAAGTTTCGTCAAATGTTCCGACTGGTAATGGATTGCTAGCAGTTCTTTGTCTTTGAGTAACTTGGTTTCTAGCCATTATATTTTTAAAATGTCTTATCCTTCATCATAATCCGGAGCATCTTTTACATGCAATGGATGTGCAATAGTTGTTTTATAAGATTTTTGTATTACTTCTTGTTCTCTATTTACAGTTCTTGCTTTACAAATAAGCATAAGTTTTTCTGCATTGAAATTAGTATCAAAGGGATGCAGTTTTTTAGGAGGAAAACCACAGTTCCAACTAGATACCATATGTAAAGGATTACCACACCATGGATTGTTACACATCCTAGTTACCACCATTGATCCTACATCTCCCCAAGCACATTGATAAACAGCTTTATGTGCAGTTACATTTTCTGATTTTTGTTTACTATAAAAAGTTCTATAAGAAGGAAAACATACTCTACGAGGGGCTTTCTTTCCTGGAAGATCTATAGGCCAACATTCATCTGGATCTTTAACTTTTATTCGCTGCCAAAGTCTATAGTATTTATTTTTAAAATCATTACCTAAATAATTTAAATCAAATCCACATATATTAGATTTAATTTTCATTGCACAGTGATAACACCAATGACCTTTTATGTCACGAATAGTATGACCATGTACACAAGAAAACCCTCGATAGTATCCTTTCTCTTCTAACTCATCGTCTGTAAGTCGATCTATATTATTTATATAGCGGAAGTTAACTCTTTCTAAAGCATTAATAATATTTGCCATATCAGAGTACCAATCTAGATCTTAATACTGAAGTTCTATAAGTAGGTATTAAATCTAAACGGTTATCTTTAATATTATCTACAGTAACTGCATGCTCTACACTATGCTCATCTGGACATTGTCCTGTACGTAAATAATAAACAATTCTATGTACCATATACACTTCATTATCTATACAAACCATATAAAAACCTGTTGATTTATTCAGTCGTCCAGCGGGATTTCCGGGTTCATAGGAAGCCTTTTTAATTTTCCATACCAAACCATTTGGACAGTCATCAGACAACTTAAACAACTGTTTTAACTGCCAAAGAGGAGGCATTGGTTTATATATACGTGACATAAAACTGAGAATGAAACTAAATTCTTTTTGATATTAGCTTAAATAACAGTATGTCAATAGTGTATGTTGCTATTCTTAGTATTTCTTTTAAGACTCATAAGACTACTAATAGAACGTACACTAATTTAAAAGTGTTATTTAATTTATAACAAAAGAAAATTAATTTCATTCTTAGTTTTGATACACTTTCTAGACA